TATCGCGGCTTGTTGCTTCATAGCTCACTCCTTGTCCAGCGCCAATCATTCGCTGCTGTAGTTTTATGTAACTCGATGCATCCGCCGCCTGTCCACTTGGATTTACCGTTTGTACTTCATCGCCGGGATTTAGATTCATAATCATTCCAGGCGTTAGCGTCTTGCCTTGATAATTGTGTTTCTCTCCTTCATTTCCAATTGCCGAACCGCGTCCAATTGTATTGCCAGAAGGCACATTCTTTTTTATAAAAACAGACAAACAAGCTTCTATTCTTTGTTTTACTGAAACGGCTGTCATAAATTCATTCGTGTCTCGGATTCTTGGCATCGTTTGTGTCATGTCGGAGATTTCTCTAACTTGTGAAGGTCTCACTTTTTTGTAAACATAGATCATATCTTTGGCAGGTATGTATTTTGGCAAATTCATTGCTAGTCCATCAATATCATATTGCCGTATCCAATAACCGACTGGTTTATTAAATGCATTCATTTCGATACCGCCAACCACTTTGTTTCCTTTTTCTTTTGCATTCATAACGCTTGCATCTAATTCGTCAACTTCCAAACATTGCAGTTTGAACGGTATCAATCCATCTTTCGTGTAAACTTTGTGTACTAAAATCCCGCCATCAATTTTTTTTCTTTTTACAAGCATTCTAAGAATTTGTTGAAATGACTGTGTTCCAGTAACATCACAATTTTTCTTTTTGCACCACAATTTCCAAAAATATTCGATTTGGACATTAAGTTCTTCGCTACTTGTTCTTGCTTGTAATGTATAGCCTCCTCCAATTACATTTCTCACAAATGTACTTGTTATAGAGTTCATTATATCTGAATTTCGCTCTAAATCTCTTGCTCTGGCTCTTATATTGTCTCTATATGGTCTGTCTGTTAATTCAGCACTTTGATTTAGCACTCGCCAGTTTGCGTTTAGTCTGCCGTAATCTCCTGCATCATAATTTTTTGTAAGTTCTAATTCTTGTCGCCAAACCGCTCTTTCGTAACCTTTTCGTGGAGATACTATACCAATAATATTGTCAATCCAATTCATAATTACCTCCCATCAAAAACTGAAACAAATGTATTGCCAAACAATTCACACGGTTCTTCATTCACTTGTACTTGCAATTCTTTTTTTAATGTGCGCAGTTCGCTCAAATCTGCTCGTGTTAGTTGTCTGGAGCCAATTTTATATGACTGACCGCCTACCAGAACTGTATTGATTGCATTGTCTACTTCTTGAAGTAATTCTTGTGTTGTCATTTTTTAGCCTCCAATCCAACTTTCGTTACTTTTTATCCAGTTTTCTTCTCTTTCTTCTTGTTGCACTGGTGCAACTTCCTCATCTATCGCTGTATCTTGCAAATGAAACATTCTGGCTCCAAGCGTATCAGCGGCAGCTATACAATATACTTCTGTATCCAAATAATGATTATCTGCGTGTGACGTCTTTTGAACCCATACTAACTGACTTTTCCCGCCTTTTTTTACGGAAACTTTATGTTCCGCTGTTACTTGTGTCGCATATTCTTCATCACAATCTGCGTATACCATCCAGCTTCCAGTTCCGTTTTCTTTGCGCATTCTTGACGCTATCATATCTTTGTATTTTCCACCATCAACAATAACAAGATTCATACCGTGCGCCTTCGATGTACTTTTGTTTACGGTTGAAAACTTAAAATGAGATTGCATAGGATTACTCGATCCTTTGACTGGCAAAGCCCAGTCCGAATTTCTTGCGCAGAAATCGTAAACTTCGTCCGCATTGTAACCAGAATCAATCAAACACAGTGCAACAACCATTTGATCTTTATTTTCTTTGTAATAAGCCAAATTCATTACCTGTTCAATCTCATTTAACGAGAAAACTTGTCCGTGAGCAATGTTTTGTGATGTCAAAAAATTTCCCCAGGCGCGAATCGAATAATATAAACAGTTTTCTTGGACATCTACTCCACCCGTCAATATTTTTGTCCATGGCGGAACCATTAATGCAGGAAGCTCTGTTTGTCTTTCTAATACAAGCTCTGTGCTTGTTTTTAGCTTTGTATCCTCCCATGGCTCTGCCAGCCATGAATTTACAAAGTTTTGCAATTCTTCCGGATCATCTTTACTGTTTAAAAATTCGAGAGCAATATCATGCCATGTTAAAAATCTGGAATATAATGCATTTAACCAAAAGGACACCTTCCGCGCTTTTCCAGTGCAGGTGCCTTTTACATCTCGCCATTCTCCAGCTCGCAGCATTTTTATTTTATCTTTATCAGTAATAAAGCAGCCGCAATGTTCACAAACATATATTGCCGTTTTTGCTCTTTCTTCATTTGTCATTCCGTCTTCATTATCAAATTTTATTTGTTTCCACTTAAACGTAAAAAATTCGCCACAATGAGGACATGGAACAAAATAATTTCTTTGCTCGTCTGCATCTTCATGTATTCTCCAAACGTAATTTGTTTTTAATGTTGGCGTAGAGCAGGTATATATCTTTCTCGAATAGTTAAATGTTTTTGTTCTTTCTTTTGCCAGCTTATAAGGCGATGCTTCTTTCTTGCTAGCGCCATCCATTTTGTCAATTTCATCGAAAAGCAAATATTTTATTGCTTTTGATGCAAGT